TTTGAAGCATGGCTATTCAACCCTTTGACTAGTTTTAAAAGCGAGTTTGGTGATATCGAAATCTTAAATTTTTATTCAGAAGTAAAATGGTATTTTCCTAAAATGAAAAACGGTCAGTTGTTAAGTATTCCAATTACAGATGGCAAAAATCCATTGTGTGCTTATTTTGTTAAAGATATCAGTAGACAAAGCGAAGTAATAGAGTACTCTAGCTTAATTTAAGAAAGGAAAAAACATGGGAATTAAAGCCGGCAAGATATGGGGATCTACTGAACTAATTCATGCCAATGGTGTGTTAGAGTTTCACCGTATTGAGTTTAAAGAAGGCTACAAGTGTTCAGAACACGAGCATCAGTTTAAATGGAATGGCTTTTTTGTAGAGTCAGGAAAAATGATTGTGCGTGTATGGCAAGATGGCGACCAGGATGGTTTGGTTGATGAAACTATTCTCGAAGCCGGAGACTTCACACAAGTGAAGCCAGGAAAGATCCACCAGTTCGAAGGTTTAGAAGACGGTGTCGCTTTTGAATTATACTGGGCGGAGTTTAATCATGACGATATTATTCGTCGCACAGTAGGCACTAAAATTTAATAGGAGATTGTTATGTTTAGATGGATTAGATCATTACTTGGATTAGAAAAAGACGTTTCTGATGCAATTACTCAAGCACTGAAAGAAGATGCTGAAAGAGAAGCACTGCGCACAGTTTATGAAGCTGACAAGCCTAAAAAAACTGCACCTATAAAATCTAAAAAAGATTCTGGTGAATGTGACTTTGGTAAACTAACTAAGACACAATTGCTAGCAGAAGCAAAGCATCGTGGTGTTAAAGCCAATGCAAGTATGAAGAAACAAGATATCTTAGATAAACTGAATGCAGAAACAAACTAAACTGATTCCGGGCGAATCTTTGATATACGAACGTAGTGACGATGTTGTGTACGCTCGTTATCGAGACCCTCCGCACAATAAAATACCGCGTTGGATTGTAGGAGGGGATCCTGGAGGAGTAGCAAGAGCACAAGGTAGTTTATTAGAATATGGAGAATGGATAAACTTGTGTAAACTAGCAGAAGAGCATCCTACACTTAAAAAACAACTTGACAAATTGGTCACAACATATTATATTATTAAAGATGACAGAAAAACTTCAAATTAAAGAAATACTCGGTTGGATTGATAACGATGAAAAAGACATCTGGAATCATCTAGAAGACGAGCACAAAAAACAAATTAGCTTTTGGTTGTTGAATAGATATGTTGCTAGTGTAAATGGCAATCGTGAAAAGCAAGAACTTGCTATCTTTAAGACTAACGAGTATTACAACAAGCACTTCAACACAATAGGTGTAGGTAAAGAAAACGGACATCAGAAATTAATGTGGCAACTGCTGTGCATGAGCGGCGCTACTGGTAAAAATGAATTTCATCCCTGGATTGGGTTTAAAAAGAAAGATGGTGTTAATTCTAAAGCTGTTAAACTGCTAGAACAAATTCATCCTAACATGAAAACAGATGAGGTAGAATTACTTGCTGGATTATATACAAAAAAAGAACTCAAACAACTGGCTGAGGAACATGACATTGACGTCAAATTCTGATAAACCATACAAGTGCGAGTATTGCGGCAATGGTTATATGCGAGAAAAAACTCTTGCAGCACACATGTGCGAGAAGAAAAGGCGTGCTTTACAGAAAGACGAAAAGAGAGTAAGATATGGCTTTTACGCATTTCAACGTTTTTATAAACTAAGTGCAGGATCTAAGCGAGACAAAACCTACGACGAGTTTTGCACATCACCATACTATAATGCTTTTGTCAAGTTTGGTAGTTTTGTTAGTAATGTTCGTCCTCTATACCCTGAGAAGTATATTGACTATGTAGTTACTAGTGGAGTTAAATTAGATCACTGGTGTAAGGATAGTATGTACGAAGCATATGCATTGGATCTTATTCTCAAAGAAGATGTTACTACAGCATTAGAACGCAGTGTTAAAAACATGATGGAATGGGCAGAGGATAAAAGTGCTCCGTGGAATCATTATTTTCATTATGTAAGCTCAAACCGTGCAGTCTGGGATATCAAGGACGGCAAAGTGTCTCCGTGGCTCATACTCAATTGTTATAGCGGCAAAGACATGCTAAGTAAGTTTAACGATGAACAACTAGGTATGGTTTATCATGTTATCAATCCACAACATTGGGCACTAAGATTTAAACGTCAACCTAGTGATGTCCAACTAGTTAAAGACATAGCAAAGGAAAGTAATTTATGAATTTGGTATATTATCCTAATCCAATTTTAGATCAAGAATTACAAGAAGTTGATTTAGAAAATCCTGGTTTTGATCCAGTAGAACTAAAAGAACAAATGGTAGACGTTATGCTATCTAGTGGAGGTATTGGTCTTACTGCTAGTCAAGTTGGTCTCGACCACAGATTGTTTGTAATGGGAGATAGCAAAGAAAATGCTACTTTACATATTAATCCAACCGTGCTACAATATACTGAAGAAACAGTAACAGAAGTAGAAGGATGTTTGAGCTTTCCGAATATGTTTGTAAAGATTAAGCGTCCAAAAGAAATCCTTGCAGAGTTTTATGATGAAAACTTAGAAAAACAAACAGTAAAGATCACAGGTTATTCAGCACGTTGCTATCTACACGAATTAGATCATTGTTTGGGTATTGTGTTCAAAGATCGTGCAAGCAAACTCAAATGGGATATGGCCAAGAAAAAAGCTAGCAAATTAGAAAAGAATATATCACCAAATTCAAGTAAACGGAGACAACCTCTTGCCTGATATTGATATAGATTTCGCCAACAGAGATGTAGTGTTATCTAAAATACAGCATCGTGTAGCAAAACTAGACAGCGGTAAGAAACACAACACAGGCGTGTATGTAACTGAGATTCCGCACAACCCTGTAGACAATATCTCTACAATCGAACACAAGACCGCAGAAGAGCGCGGCTATTTTAAACTAGATTTTCTTAACGTAAGCATATATAAAGATATACGGGATGAAGAACATCTTGTAGAGCTTATGAATAAGGAACCCATGTGGGACTTACTAGAGCACAAAGACTTCGTAGACAACGTGTTTCATCTCTCAGGGCACGAAGACGTATTGCGTACTTTGCAGCCAAAAAGCGTAGAAGACAACGTGTTTCATCTCTCAGGGCACGAAGACGTATTGCGTACTTTGCAGCCAAAAAGCGTAGAACAACTGGCAGCGGTCCTTGCTATAATTCGTCCAGCCAAAAGACATCTAATCGGTCAGACGTGGGATATAGTAATGAAAGAGGTATGGTCAAAACCGGAGAACGGTGAGTATTACTTTAAAAAAGCACATGCTATATCTTACGCAATGGCTGTAGTAGTGCATATGAATTTGTTATGCGAGAAGCTTAGTTCTTAGGTCTCCTAATCAGTTGGACGTTTTTACGTTTTACTCGCTTAACACTTAGGTTACTAAGACTAACACATGGCCCAGTTACTACTCTAACATCTTTAGTATTCATAGTTTGTATTACGTATCGAAAAGGTTCCATTTCTTGTTTGAGAAAAATGTTGATAGGTATCATTCGATTAGATTCCCACCACCAAGTTTCACCTAGTTCAATAAATATTTTCTTTTCTTGAGCTGAGTTAATATTAGTAAAAACATACATTGAGGTTACAGTTTGATCTTGATTGATTATGATTCCTACATACTCAGATCCGCCATAACTTACAACGCTAATAAAGGGAAAGTTTTCTTGTATGTCTTTCAGTAACATTTAATAATTAATTCCAATAAATACAATATGATGCTTACACCTAGATATTTAGTCGATAACAGAACTACACTTGTTTCTAACGAAACAGGTTTTACCACGGAGTACAGAACAGTGTATCAAAAAAATATAGAAGTATACAAGGGTATTTCAAACAGCCTTGAATTTCAAATTCTCAATGCTGATCAAAAGCCAGAGATATTAACAGGAAAGACTCCTGTGTTTGTTGCATTTGACGAAAACAAAAATCTTGTGCTCGAACACAACGGCACTGTTCTAAATGCTAACAAAGGATTGTTTAAGGTAGTAGTTTCAGAAAGTGATCTACTAAACATTAAACAACAATATCTTACATATAATGTTTATCTTGTAGACGACACAACAAGCGACAAAATACTTACATATGCTGATGAACAACTAAATGCAACAGGAACAATTTATGTAAGCGACAGAGCATTTCCTGGACCAAGTGCTACTTATACGGTAACTAGCTTTACAGAAACAGCCGCCGACAGCGGTATCTTTGTCAGTGAAGCAATTACAGCACAGCCTGCTATTAATGGTAATGAAGCCCTGCACACTGCTGTCTATTATTTAGATGGTTATGCAGGATCTATCACAGTCCAAGCCACATTAGATAATCAAGTCACACTAGATACTAACTGGGCAGATTTGTCAACATCAACCTTTACAGGAATTGAAGACGAGCCTGTTCCTCTAAATTTTAACGGAGTATATAGTTATCTACGTTTTAAAACAAATAGCAACCCTGCAACTATTACAAAAATACTTGTCAGAAACTGATTGACTTTTAGATAGAACTACACTATAATAATAGTATGAGTGTAGTAAGCGAAACAGTTCTGACATACTTGCCTGCTAAAAGGAAACAAACTCCTAGTGGCTGGTTAAGCTTCAATGCACAGTGTTGCCACCACAATGGACACAGTGCAGACACTCGCGGCAGAGGTGGCATGATT